TATGGTTCTCACAATACTCTCTTAATACTTTGTCAATTTTAGATTTTCGCCTAGCGGACATAAAATTATATATTTGAAACATCGCTTTAACTGCTTTTTCACCAATAATTCTAAATCTAAAAATACGTTGTCTATTGTGAGCACGTTTTCTTGAAAATATTTTAGGACCGTTGAAAAATTCAATTAATTTATGAATGACATCAGCATCTGTCATTTCAACAACAATAGTTGGATACAATCTTCCTGTTTTATATTTACTATTGTAAAAACAACCCTCACCTTCGATTACACCTGCGAGATATGCAAGATTATTTTTTTGTGGTTGACTTTGTTTCCAAACTGATAAGGGTACCTGGATTAAGTTTGAGTCCTTTTGCTTGAGGTCCTTTCTTGGGCGGTGGTCCATATTTTTTTCCACCACTAAGCCCTTTTCTTTTTGCCCTTTTCGACACCTTTAATCTTTCCTTTATTTTTAGTTGCATAGAATACAGCTTCACCTTTTTTATTTCCGTATTCTTTTTTCATATTAGCAAGTATCTTCTTGCCTTTTTTTGTCAATGGCATTTTATTTGTTCCTTTGTATTTCTAATTTTTGTTCATCCATATCCAAACGTTTATCAGATGCTTCATCTTGTTGTTGTAAACGATCATATTCAAATTGTAACTTGCTATTTGCACGAGCGTTTTCCATTTCTTGTTTTATTAATGTTTCTTTTTCTTTTCTTTGTAAATCCATCGCTCTTAAATCAACTTCTTGTTGTTTTATTCTAACCAAAGGATCTTCTTTGTTATTAGAAGCCATTTCTTGACTTACTAATTGTGCTGTAATTTCTGCTGTTGCTGTTGCAACTGCTCTATCAAACGCAATTTGATAACTTTGTGGATCTGTCTGCATTAATTGCATCATTCCTGGATCTTGAGCAAGTTGTTCACGTACTTCTTGTTGGGCTTTGAAAGAAATATGATCAGAAATATGTGATTGTAATAGTGCATAGACCATAGGATTAATTTGCACCATTCTTGAAGCCATAAAAGCAGAGTGAGCAGCAATATGGGCATCGTGATCTTGTTGTTCAAATGCCGTTAACAGTTTCATTTGCAAAGATCGAGCGTTTTCTTTAGCTGGATCCATTGGTTCAGGCGGTTGTGGTGGTGGATTTAACAAACTTTCAATTTGTTTAGTGCCCAAAGCCTCATAAACACGTCGATATGCTTCATGAATGTTGTGTAATTGTGGATTTGACTGTGCGATTTGCAATTGTGTCTGTGCAAGAGTCACTCTTTGCGCCATAGACATGATATTTGGGTCAGCTACAGGTAAAATATCGACTCGATCATCAAAATCTGACACTTTTATCGTTCTTGGACCACCATAAACATCATAAGGATACTCAGGTGGTAAAGATTCTGCACAAATTCTTGCTAAAATTTTGAATTCAAACCGCATTGAGTTGTATAAACGCTTATGAACCGCTGTAATTATACGACTACCACGCTCCATAAGAGCAATTGTTGTGCCTACAGCTCGGTTTTGCATGTCCATACCTGTGTCCATTTCTGTAATGTTGGCAAATTTTTGCCCTGCATTAACAACAAAACCTAAAAGTTGGAATAAAGTTGCACTTGGTTCACTAAAAGGTAGATTAAAAAACTGATCTCGTAGGTTTCCACCTGGTGCATCAACATCTCTGAACTCTCCAGGTTGTAAAGGTTGATCATCATCACGAACTCTTAGACCTCTGGACTTAAAACCAGCTGGTAAATTTTTTAAAGTACCTGCATCAATTAATTGTCTTAAAGTAATTGTTGCTGCTCGGGATAAACCACCAATCGTATGGATCAAACCATTACCATAAAAACCAAAACCAGGTAAAAATTTAAAGTGAGTAAAGTATTCTATTCTTGTAAAGTTAGGATCATTTAATCTGTAATTTCTTTTGATAGATAAAACTTCACCACTACCTTCATCAATCGTAACAATGTAAGGAATTTTTATTGCACCTTTTTGGGAACGATTATCAAAGTTACCATAATCATCCAAGTTTAAATCGACGTGCATTTCTAAAATGGTGTGAATGTAATCGGTGTAAGTATTTTTTAAGCCTTCAATCTGATCTAACTTTTTCTGCATGTCTGAAGTTTGCATTTCAGGTTGTGGAAGTTCAATATTACGATAAAATTCTGCAGCCATGTTTTTATTAATTTCATTTTCTGTCATGGTCATAACATGTGTAATTCTGCCAGCATCTTTTAAATCAGAAGCGTAGTAAGGTACCACTAAATCATGAGCTGGAATAAATTTTGAAACAGGTCTATTTAAAAATGCATCGAAATAAGTTTTTTTAAAGGTACTGCCTTCTAAAGGTAAGTAATATAACATTTGATCCATATCTGTTGTATATTCTTCCATTTTTTCTAACAACAAATAATTCATATACTCTTTAACTCGATCAGATTGTTGTTCGGTGGCCGGTGTTGATAAACCGACGATCTGAGTTCGTACAGGACCATCTGCGGGCATTAATTCCTTGTAAGCAATGGCATTGAACTGCGTTGCCGACTCACTTAACAACGGATGAGTGACACCGGACGCACCTTTGAAAGGTTTAGTTTGTTCAGTGTACTTTAAACCCAGTAAATCAAAACCTTTAGAAATTGCTTCTTCCCAATCTTTTCTTGATTCTTTATCTTTTTTGTATTCATCAATTAACTCCATACCTAAACGTTTAAGAATACGTTCATCCATATCCTCAGCTAGGTTAGCGTTAAAATCATCTAGTGGTTCTTCAAGGATAGGTTCTTCACCCTCGATTTCGACGATTGGGGGTGCGCCTTCTGGTTGCTCTTGAAGATCTTTTTCTACTTCAATTTCTTCTTGTTCTGTTTGATTATTTTTTTCTACAGCCATGTTTTTAAATTAGCACACTCTTTTAAAAATATCTACTACTAATCCACCTTCACGTTTGTATAACTTCTGTATATAATCCATATCTGGTCTAACTTTTATTGCATAAGCATCAAAATAAAGATTAGGGTCGTTCATTTCTACTCTTCGATATTTTGTTCGATCTCCCCTCAATAAAGTGGTAGAAACATCCTCCACAGCGTCTGTGTGATAAACACTGGTTATTTTTTTTTGCGAAGGATATGTAAATTCATTTCTATCTATTAACTTATAAGGTTTTCTTGGATCAGATAAACTAATTTTAATAGGTCCAGCTTGCGTGTCCGTAAAACGTGCGTATTTTTTCATAAGTTGAGGCATAATAGCCTCACCTTTTTTATTAATACCTTTGCCTGAAGCGTAACCATAAAATCTTTCATTACCTTTTTTATAACCTTGACGGAAATGTAATTTGTCAAAAGGGACAACGGCTACGTAATCAGCTTTTTCTTTTGCTGCTTTGTTCACTAAATATTTTAAAGCATAATCTCCATAAGCATCACTATCTAATAAAGGGTAGTAGTCGTATTTTTGTGCATCATCTGCCATAGTAAAAGTCCTGTTTAATTTTTTACTAATATCAGCAAGTTCCCTACTTAGATAAGAAATCTTTCTGCTATCACCTTGTTTTAAAGCATCATCTAAATTTTTCATAATTTGTGAACGGGCATTATTCAACAAATTTAATTCCATTTCTTTTTGAAATGGATTTATTCTTTTTATACCACCGAAAGCTTCTTTTGCTGTTAATTCCTTAGCGATTCGTTGGTTCATATCAGATTGTATTTCATGAATTGTTAAAACTTTTTTACCTTCGGGTGTATAACGAGTATCATAACGCACGTGGAACAGTGCGTTTTTTTCAGCCGGATAATGACCTGCTTGTGCTAGAGGATTTCTGTTGCCACGTATTCTTTCTGGCAAAGTAAAAACAGTTTCTCTGTAATTATCTCCACCTTGGAAAGTATAATTTGTTTCATCTTTGTACTTGACAGGTCTAACATCTTTTTTTAATTGTTTGATCATGTCATCAGCTTCTCCCTGTAACCGATTTAATTTAGTAATGAAAGTTTGATCAGGAACAGGTTGAGCTCTTGCACTTCCTCTAAGCTCAATAATGTCTTGAATTAAATCATCGTAAGCTTTTGTTGCAAATGGTATGCTACCTCTATTATATTCATTTCGTATAGCTCTTAAGTTTCTTTCCATTCGATTTAATCTTGGTATTTCAGTAATGTATGGAGAAATATCTTTTAATACGTTGTAAGTTCTGTTGTAAACTTTTTCTACAACGGCAGGAGCCACGGTTGTACCATAATCAACAGGTACAATCCTATTGACTGGATTTAATCGTATCATATTACCTACGTCTTGTGCTGAAAGTTTCAAACCAAACCTACGAGCAGCATCTAAAATACCACCATTTAAATTTCCTAATGCATCAAAGGTTGCTAAGTTTGTATCAAATAATTCTTCAGTATTAATTGTCGCTTGTTTACCTGGGAAACGTGAACCTTTATCATAGGTAAATGTTTTTGGAGCTCGTTCTGTTTTGGTTACTGGTTGACCAAAAACTTTCATCTTAACTTTTCTTGTTGTGGTTAAATGATTTAACCATTCATCAGCAGTATATTTTCCGGGTCCTATTTTCATGGCCCAGTCATAAGTAGAAGAACCAAACAAGGGTTGCCCCTGAGTGCCCATTCTTAAGTCACCTGTTATTTCTCTTTCAACTCTAACTGGTAATTGTGTTTCTTTTTTTGCTAATTCTTTAGCAGGAAGATTTTTATTTTCTTTTTGATATGTGATTAATTTTCTACCTTCACCTGTAGCTGGAGAAGGTTCTGGTTTTTTAGTTTTCTTAAGAAGTGACCCAATGCCCCTAAAGATCTTTGTTAGATCGGCCATTGAACCTCCTAGTACATTTTAGTAGGTTTGTTTTTACCTAATTTGCATTTTACTTTAACAGACTTGCCTGTTTTCATACCAACTGGGTTTGGTCTCATCATCATGCCACCACCCATCT